TATTGGCACGTATCAGTGTGCCCTCTTAGCCCAGACCCTCGCCTCACCCAGCAGGGTCTTCACCATGTTCCACTCCAAGGTGTCGCCGTCGATGTCTGCGACGATGCCGTCGATGAGGGCGATGAGGTCAGAGTTGTCGGAACGACCACGGCTCTGGACGGGGAACAACTCTTCGATGATGCCTGACTTAGTGTTGGACTTACATCCCATACGCTGACCATAGCGCTTGACGACGAAGGCGGTGGCGCTATCCAGTTCCTCACGAGTCATGGGGGTCACCGGTTCGTCATCTTCCTCTTCGATCTCAGGCTCGTTCGACGGCTCTTCCACGATGCCGATGATGGGGGCGAGGCCGTTGCTCAACTCCAGCACCTCGGCCTCAGGGAGAGTGTCGAAGACGTAGTTGATGTAGTCCTCGTCGTCGTCCCACAGAACGAGCACCTTGCCGTCCACGGCCTTGAGCAGGCTCTCACGAGTGTCACGCACCTTGACGACGGACACATGGTCGCGGTCACGCACCATGCTGTGGACGGTCTGGCCCTCATAGTAGAAGACGGTGAGTTCCATCTCGGTGTCGAAGGCGAACTTGTAGACGGCCTCCACGGACTCGGGGATGTTCACCCCTGCCCATGCGAGGGCGAGAGCGTCCCCCTCTGCGATGACATCCTTGAGGCTGGCGGTTACTGCCTCTGACGAACACGGGCCGTTCCCGATGACGATGTGTGTAGCCATGTCTGCTCCTTGTTGCTTGGCGGAGCAGAGACGATATCAGGCTAGTTACGGGCCTGTCAAGTAGGCGTCGATGGCATCCATTCCGGGGATGGCGTTGTACGACGTGATCGTGTAGTACTGGTACTGAGTGATCGGCAGGATCTGGGTGAAGAAGTAACCGATAATCGACCTAGTCCTCTGGAAGTCTTCGGAATACACAGAGATCGACTCATAGGCGTTACCGGTGTTCTCGCCTTCGGACGACCAGTTGTAGTCACTAGTCCTACTAGTTCCTGCTGGATTAGATATCCATCCTCCACGCTTGTCACTACCGTCAAAGTAGTTGCCCAAACGATTGCGCTCAATAAGAATGTAAGACAAGTCGTAGGCGCTAACTGCTTCTAGATTAATAAACAACTCTACAAAACCTATGGTCCAGTCAGTCTCGGACACGTTATTGATCGCAGGAATCTCAACTGCTGTAGCGTCGTTGGCCAGAGTGGTACCAGTAGATATACCTATGATGTTTCCGCTCTCATCCACTAGCCGTCCAGAAACAAGCGCCGTAGTACCTACGGTGCTGTGAACAGACGCGGCAACAATATCTCCAGCCTTAACTGGAACGGGGTCTGAGAAGCGCAGGAGCAGATGGTTAACTCCCACAGATGCTCCCGACCCATTGGGGGTGTACTGCGTACCTGCTACAGAGTAAGTGGTGTAAGCACTGTAATTAGTTGCTGAAAAGGTACGGGGCTGGACGGCGAACTCAATATTACCGTCCTTCCTATAGGCGGTTATGTAATCACCAACACCAACAGTCGCCCCCTTGAACGTACCTGCCGACGCTGCTGTCCAGTACATGCCAGTTGCATACTCTTCGATAGACAACTTCTGGGGGTAGGTGGCCGAGTTGCCCTCAACGTAGGTAGTGGGGTCGTATGAACCTCGGTTGTAGATAGACCTGACTACTTCCACTTCGTGAGCAGCGCGGCTACTAACCACACCAGTAGCATCCAGAGGATCGGTTATGTAATTGGTTCTCTGTGCGTAGATCTTAATTGTTCGGTTGGCGCTGTCTACGTCTATGTCAGACCCAGAGACAGCGCGACCGTAAAGCCTCGCTCCCTCAAGGGTGCCTTTGGCCCTGCGGATGTACCCGAGATCGTCTAGCAGAGCACGAAGCCGTTCAACACTGACAGACGAAGAGTTAACAGCCAAACCTAACGTCGAAGAAAGCGAGTCAAGGACTTCAGTGTTGGCCTCAGCGGGGTCCCTAGATACCATTAGGTAGTCAATTACTGTCCTCATCCTGTCTATCTCAAAACCAAAGATGGATAAGAATTTGAACAGAGGTCCAACTTTGCCGCCCACTGGTAAGCAACCAAGTTCCTTTACGGCGTAGTCAGACGAAGCATCTATGTCCTCGCCTATGAGGGCGTCTTGATCCCTGTGGTATTCAGGGATACGATCCCAAAGCAGAAAAGTTGATTGATAGTTATACGGGACCAATACCTCTACGGAAGCGACTGGCTCGTAGAAATCAACACCTGAATCAGACTGGTACCTGACAAATAAGGTATAGTAAGCCCACTTACCCTCACGAACTCCAGAGTGCTCGTAACTAAATACGTTAGAGGACTCCACTAAGACGCTTCCTGAGGCAATGGTGGCGGCGGGGCCGGATGACGAGTACACAAGTACGCCCTCAGTAGGTGCTGTGTCGGCCCCGATCTCGCTAACAAGTGGTAATTCCCAGTTAATAGTTACGGTACCATACGACATGGCAGACGCTTCAAGAAACGAGGTGACGAATGTGTTAGGGGGAATCTGGTAGTTGTCTGATCTTAGGTACTGATCGGTGTCGCGGTCAAACTCGTATACCCACGTACCGGCGGACGCAGCATTACCAGCAGAGGCTGCTGTACCAAAAGTAGCAGCGTCATACCTAGCGTAAGAACCCCTGTCAAGTGCAGGGCGTCGAAGAGTAAAAGATACAAAAGCCATTATGTGCTAGTGATCCCGCCTATTGGAGTGACTACTACGCTGCCTTTCTTTGGCAGTTTGATAGCAGGAACTGTTATCGTAGTCTCTACGCTAGTACCATCGTCATCGAACAACGTTACCTCTGCGTAGTCAACTCCATGCACGTTTAGTATGGTTCGGTACAGTTGACCAAGAGATATAGTCTGACCAAAAGACACGTTGTCAAAAGAGAATAAAGAGTTAATAGCAACTTCAACGTCGTTCTTCACATACAGAGCAACGGCAGTAGCATTGACATACACGTCAACGGTCACACTAATAGGCACCCAGTCAACGCTGTCGGCGACGACTACATCTACACCCAGCAGAGCGCGGGGTTCAAGCACTGCGGACACAGCATCCTTCACAACCTGAGAAACAGTCTGGGAGGTGTCGCCTGTTGTTAGGTAGTCACTTGTTCGGACAACTTGAGGGTAAACGGTCACACTGGCATTTCCGGCAGAGGCCCCGCCTGACGGGTTGGGGGTGAAGGCAACAGCAGCCTTTGCAACTCCTTCAATACCGCGAGTCAAGTTGACGAAGTCGTTAGCAGTCACTGCCCTGTTCTGCGCCGTGGCAAGAGCGGGAATAGACGACTTCATAGACACGATTGATTCTTCATCAACTCCACCAGTGAACGTAGAGGATGACGTGATGCTGATGCCTGCGGGGGTTACGTCTCGGAAAGCAGTAACAGCATTGGATGGGAGGTTCCCAGAAGACCCACTTGAGTAGGCATAAGTGGCGGTGATGACGGAGCCGGGGGGCGGGATAAACCCACGGAACTCAGTTCCGAAAACGACCTCGGTCTCATCAGTAGCAGTACTACGGAGAGTGAACACTCGCTCACCACTAACGGCGTTAGTGAGCCTACCAATATGCCTATAAGTAGTAGGCGTAACACCGTCCTCATAGACGGTAATAACTATTGAACTGCTAACGACGCCAGAGTTGACCAGCGTGTAACGCTGTCCGGCAAGGCCGCTAGCAGAGTTAGTCAAAGTCTCAGCAGGGGACGAAACAATAGTTCCCTCTAAAACAGTTATTGAAGATGAGTTATTCGCAGGAATTACAGCAGAATATGGCATGTAAACCTGATAAGTAGAGCCTTCACTCCTAGCAACAAATCTAGTGTACTGCGGAATTGTGATGTCAGCAGCAGTAGAGTTAGTTAAGAGAACTGTCGCTTGACTGCTAGTTCTATCGTTGGGGACATAATCTAGAAGGTTGGCGAACGCCAATACAGATTCACGCTGGGTTGCGGTGGGTAGAACCGACTCACCAGCAGCGCGGTCAATGTAGTAATGGAGCACGTCGCCCATCTGTGCCCACAGATCAACTAGGACCATACCGAAGTCCGATGGGTCGCGGTCAGTCCATTCGGGGGCGATGCGGGAAGCCCTACGTAACAGGTCTGAACGAATAGTGGTGTAGTCCCTGCTTGAATAGTCAAAGGCCATTAGAACGTGCTCTCTTCCGTAAGAAGACTAGTTACAGTAAAGGACAGAGTCTGTGCTGAACTAAGGGGGAGAGAGTAAAGAACATGAACAACAGCCGTGCTCTCTTCTAACTCCGATTGCCTTATTTTGATGTCGTGGATGGTTACCCCAGACACTCTGTTCTGTACTTCAGTAATAGCGTCTAACCTAAAGTCAGACTCAACTAGTTCATCTATGGATTCAAATAGTAAACCCTTAATACCTGCGCCGTAATTAGGTACCCCAAAGCGCTCTTCGGGATACGTCGTAAGAACGTCAATAATCTTTTGCCGAACTATAGCATCGTTATTGTTAGTTCTCGCAACCCTTCCCCCGTCAAATCTGAATGGAGAAGAAATACTTCTCATGTGTCACCTCAGCCAAACATAGCAGCGAAGGTCTTGGGGCCTACTAATCCATCAACCGTAAGACCGTTGGCCTTCTGCCACTCCTTGACACGACGCTCAGTGGCGGGGCCAAACCAGCCGTCTGGCGTGGCTCCGACCTTCTCCTGCACCTTCATAACGACGTCGCCACGGCTACCACGCTTCATAGTTCCGGGGAACTCGGGCGCAGTTTCCTTCTCAGGTTCAATCTTCACCGAGGCAATCGGCTCAGGAGCAGGCTCAGCAGGCTTGTCATCAAGGCTCTTGGCGTGCTTCTCGCAACTTGGACCCGCACTGGAGAGGGTGGATTTCCCAGAGCCAGACAGGCCGGTGAAAAACACAACGAGGCCTTTTGTTTTTTCGGATATCGGCATGGTTTTAACTTGAGATTAG